AGCGTGTACATATAACTTAATTAATTTTGTTCCTGTGAAGTACCATCCTGTTGTCATTTTATTTCTCCTTGTTTATTAATTAATATTCCCTTACCACAGTTCCTATTATATACTAATCAGGATTTAATGCAAGCGTTTGGACAACTATTTTTAATTATTTAATAGATCATTTTATTATAACTGTTATTCCTTTAAAGCATAAATAGATCAAGACATTAGATCTTATCCCTGGTTATTTTTAATGTACCAGAAACCCGGTTAATTGTCAAGCGTTGTGGAGTTACTGTGTTGTTGCTGTGGAGTGTTGTGAGGCTACTTAACAAACACATACTCCCCTGGATTTAACCCCCTCTAAATTTAATAACCTGTGGATAACTTGTGAGTAGTTTGTGGATAACTTTGTTGCACTGCTTAATGCGAATAGTTATCATTTACAAACGTGAATGCGAATGATTCTCATTTACAGCTTGTGGATAACTTGTGGATGAATTGTGGATAACTTTATAGACGGGGGGTAGGTCAGTCGCTAAAATAAAATATTATTAATACCCTAACAGACACAAAAAAGATGAAAATAAGAAAAGGAGGAACGATGTACTGGGTAATGGGAAAGAATAAGCCCTGGTAAGCTCGTTTAGAACTGGATAATGTCCATTTAGAACTAAGTTATGTCCCCTACTAAAAAATAACGCTTGACAAATCTATAAAAATATGCTATAATGCGTTCTACTATGTAGACCTAAAGAGAGATAATAATTATCATAATCATATTTCTAATTAGAACTACATAGATCTAATTAGTCTAAAAGGATAAACATTTGTCTGATACAGATAATGTCCCTAAGAAGAGAGGGCGTGGTAGACCTCGTAAGAGTGAGGTAGAAGCCAAAAAGAAACGTGGTGTTGTCGGTAGACCGCCAGGTGAGGCTTCAAGAATAAAAGAGTTTCATGCTAGGTTGTTAGCAACCAGTGGTGAGACTGTGATTAATACGATCATAAGTAAAGCACTTGATAATGATGACAAAGATCAGGTGGCTTGTCTAAAGATGTGTATTGATCGTGTATTACCTATGTCTTACTTTGACAAGGGTAAAGACGCAGGTAGAGGTAGCGTCAACATTCAGATATCAATGGTAGGTGATAAGCAAGCAGAAGTTATAGAGGAACCACAAGATATTGAGTACGAGACTGTAGATGTCAGACCTGAAGATTAAGCTACTACCGTGGCAACAAGAGGTCTGGACTGATGAGTCTCGATTTAAGGTCATAGCTGCTGGTCGTAGGACAGGTAAGAGTATGTTAGCAGCGTGGAGACTGATAGTGTCTGCGTTAGAAGCTAAGAAGGGTCAGGTGTGGTATATAGCCCCTACGCAGCAACAGGCTAGGGACATTATGTGGCAACAGCTACTGGAGTTAGGTAACCCAGTCATAGCTAGTAGTCACATAAACAATATGCAGGTTACATTGATTAATGGTTCTGTTATATCGTTAAAAGGAGCAGATAGACCAGAGACAATGCGAGGTGTAGCTTTAAAGTTTGTTGTACTCGATGAGTATGCAGATATTAAACCTACAGTGTTTGAGCAGATTCTTAGACCAGCGTTAGCTGACTTGAAGGGTCACTGTATATTTATAGGTACACCGAAGGGACGTAATCACTTCTACGACATCTACAAGATGGGACAGAGTGGTAAGCCAGAGACTAAAGACTGGAAGTCCTGGCACTTTACTAGCTTTGATAATCCACTACTAGATAAAGAAGAGATTGAAGTAGCAAAGAACACTATGTCTACGTTTGCGTTTAGGCAGGAGTTCATGGCTAACTTTGAAGCACCACAGTCAGATATATTTAAAGAAGACTGGGTGGTAGTAAAAGATAAAGAGGAAGAACCAGAGCATGGTACTTATTATATGGCGGTGGATCTGGCTGGTTTTGAGAATGTCTCGAAGCAAGCCAGTAACAAAAAGAAGTACCTAGACCAGACGTCTATAGCTATTGTCAAGGTAGGAGATGACAACAAGTGGTGGGTAGATAAGGTTGATGCAGGAAGGTGGGATATAAAGGAGATATGCGAGAGAATCCTAGATCATGTCCGATTATACGACATTCAAGTAATTGGAATAGAAAAAGGTTCTCTAATGAGAGCATTACTGCCATACTTAACAGAGATGATGTTAAAGCAAAGTGTATATCCAAGAATAGAAGAAATACGGATAGGCAATAGAAGTAAAGTAGACAGAGTTGTAGGTGCATTGCAAGGTAGGTTTGAACACAAGCAGGTAGAACTCTGTGATGGAGACTGGGTAAGAGAGTTTAAAGACGAGTTACTTAACTTTCCTACTACTGGTGTGCATGATGACATGGTTGATTCAGTGAGTCTAATAGCTCACATAGCTAATGCAGCAGTGTACTTTGATGACTACGAAGATGATTATGAACCCTTAGATTGGATATCAGGATATTAATATGGCTGAACAATACGCAGAAATCAAAACTGAAGAAGAAGATTTAGAGGCACAGAACGAAAGAGATCTGGTATCTTTTGTTGTTGACCACTGTGACAGGTGGAGAGACTGGAGGGATACTAATTATGAAACCAAGTGGGATGAATATGAAAGGATATACTATGGAATTTGGAGCGCAGAAGATCGTACTAGGGATAGTGAGCGTAGTAAAATCATTAGTCCTGCTACCCGTCAAGCTGTTGATAACAGGGTTGCGGAAACTATGGAAGGCTTTGCTGGATCCGGAAAACTGTTTGAAATAAGTGATGATGGAAAAGACCAGGATCCTACTGATATAGAGGTAATGCAAGCGTTATTGGTTGAAGATACACATAATAATGCTTATATCAACAATGTTTCTTCTATTGTTAAGTTAGCAGAGATCTATGGTACTGGTGTAGGGGAAGTTTTAGTTAAAACTGAGCTAGAACGTGTCCCTACTACCAATGAAATACCAGAACAAGGTATGGCAGAGGTAGGAGTTACCGAAAGAGAGAAAGTTTCAGTAAAAATTAAGCCAGTTAACCCTAGAAATCTGTTAATTGACCCAAATGCTGATTCTGTAGATGATTCTATGGGTATTGGTGTTGAAGAATACATTAGTTATCACCAAATTGTCAGAGGAATTGCTTCTGGTGTGTATCGAGACGTAGACGTTACTCCTCATTACGATGATGATGATTTGGAGGCTTCTCAGATAGAAACTTCACACTATCAAGACGATAAAGTTAAGATTATTAGGTATTATGGTCTAGTCCCAAGAGAATTACTAGAAGGATCTGGAGAAGTAGAGCAAAGAGCAGAAGAATTATTCCCTGATGACGAGGAAAAAGCTACTTTAGCTGATATGGTTGAAGCAGTGATTGTTATTGCTAATGATGGTCAGTTATTGAAGGCAGAACGATCTCCTTACATGATGGAAGATAGACCTATCGTTATATATAGACCTGAGGTGCGTCCAGGGCGTTTCTACGGTGTTGGAACAGTAGAGAAAGCATACAATATGCAGAAAGCTATTGATGCCCAGCTACGCAGTCATATGGACTCCTTAGCCCTAACCACTGCGCCTATGATGGGTATTGATGCGACAAGATTACCGAGAGGTATGAAGTTCGAAGTTAGACCTGGTAAAAACATCCTAACTAATGGAAACCCTGCAGAAATCTTACAACCGTTTAAGTTCGGTAGTACGGATGCTTCTAACTATGAAACAGCAAAAGGTTTTGAAGCAATGCTGCTGCAAGCAACAGGCACACTAGACTCGGCAGAGTTGGTCAAGAGCGCAGCAGGAGGTGGAGGGCAAAACAACGGTATGGGTATGTCATTAGCTATGTCTGCTATTGTCAAGAAGAATCGTGTGGCAATGGCTTCGTTTCAGGATGACTTCATCATACCGATGGTCAAGAAGGTTGCGTATCGTTATATGCAGTTTGACCCGGAGCGTTATCCAATGAAGGACTTCAAGTTTACTACGATGTCCTCTATCGGTGCTTTAGCTAGAGAACATGAGCAACAACAGTTGATTGGTCTGTTACAGACACTAGGACCAAACTCACCTATTGTCCCTATGATCCTAAGAAGTATTGTATCTACCTCTGGTTTGATGAACAGAGAGCAGTTAATGGTTCAGTTAGATCAGATGTCTCAACCTAACCCACAAGCTCAAGAGATGCAGATGCAAGCACAACAAGCTCAGATGCAATACCTTGCTGCCCAGACCGCTGAGTTACAAGCTAGAGCGCAAGAGTCTATGGCTGATGCTCAAGAGGCACAAGCTAGAGCACAGAAGCTCATGGTTGAGGCTTCTCTTATGGAGGATAAGGTTAAGACTGATATGGTTAGAAACTTATCTGCTAACATCAAGGATGAAGATACTAACGAGTTCCAGAAGAGAGCTAAGATTGCTGATCTACTAATTAAAGAGAAAGACATTGAATCAAAAGAAAGAATAGTAGATAAGCAAATGGCAGAGAAAAGGATGACTCAATAAAATATTTTACTTGACTTTTATATAAAAATATGATATAATACGCACGTTAGTGTAAATAAGAATCATTATCATTATTATTAACATTTACAGGAGAACTCCATTTTGGACAAAGAACTCCAAGAGTATTACGAAGCAAGGTTCGACATGATGTCAACTAAGGGTTACAAAGACTTGTTGGCTGATGTTGAAAGAATGATTGAAGAAAGAAATAATCTGATGGCTACTACAAGCCTTGAAGATTTAAACTTTCGTAAAGGACAGTTAGATGTCCTACATTGGCTTAGAACTCTCAATAAACTTTCTGAAGAAGCCTGGGAGCAACTAAACGATGAGTAAGAGAATGTTTGAGTTTCGGTGTGAAGAAAACCACACCACAGAGAGTTATGTTGATGACACGGTAAACGCTATTGAGTGTCCAGTGTGTCAACGTATGGCACTTCGTATTATCTCAGCACCACGCATTGCGCTAGAAGGAGTCACTGGAGACTTTCCGACTGCTGCTGATGCTTGGGCTAGGAAGCACGAAGAAGCAACAAGAGTCGCTGAAAAACGCAGAGGCTGAGCGTCCAGTGGCATTTTTTATATCCTATAATCACATGGTGACAGGAGTTTATATATATGGCTAAGTTTGAAGATCCGTTACAACAAGACCTTGATTTTACCCCTGATGAGGTAGGTGAGGAGCCTACTAAAGAAGAGGAACAAGTAGAAGCACAGGCCCCTGAAGAGCAACCTGCTGTTGAGGCTAAACCTGAAGATATACTACCTGATAAATACAAGGGCAAGACAGTTGAAGAACTTGCAAAGATGCACCAAGAGGCTGAGAAGTTAATTGGTAAACACGCACAAGAAGTAGGTGAGCATCGTAAGTTTTTTGATGATATGATGAAACGGGAACTTCTTCAAAAGAAAGCGCAACAGCCAACAGAAGAAGATGAAGATCCAAACGAGAAGTTTTTTAAGAAACCTACAGAGGCGATGGATGATTACTTAGCTAATCACCCAACGATTAAACAAGCACAAGAACAAGCCATCATTATGAAGGCTCAAACTGCTCAACAACAACTGCAACAACAGTTTCCTGATTATGTTCAGGTGATTCAGAACCCAGAGTTTAAACAATGGGTAGATGCTTCACCAATCAGACAAAAACTGTACCAAGATGCAGATGGTGGATATGATGTAGCTTCTGCTGCTGAATTGATTAGCACTTGGAAAGCTCTTTCAGGTACTAAACAACAGGCAGAAACTCCAACAATAACCCCAAAGTCTCAAGAGACTAGAACTAAATCTCTAAAGGCTGCTGCTGTTGATACAGGTGCTCCGAGTATGAGTTCTAAGAAACGATATAGTCGATTGGCTCTACAAGATCTTCTAAGGACTAACCCTGATAAATACTATGCTAATTCAGACGAGATCCTCCTCGCTTATGAGGAAGGAAGAGTCTACTAACTGAAAGGAAATAAAAAATGGCACTAGGTACTAATCATGTCACCAAGACCACTGCGGATAAGTTTATCCCAGAGATTTGGAGTGACGAAATCATCGCAGCATACAAGGCTAATCTTGTTGCTGCAAACATGTTCAGCAAGATGTCTTTCAAAGGTAAGAAGGGCGATACGCTTCACATTCCGAAGCCTACTCGTGGTTCTGCATCTGAGAAAGCAGCTTCTACTCAGGTAACGCTTATTGCTGCAACTGAGTCAGAAATTCAAGTTCTTATCAACAAGCACTATGAGTATTCACGTTTGATTGAGGACATCGTTGAGACACAAGCTTTAAGCTCTCTACGAAAGTTCTACACTGATGACGCTGGTTACGCTCTAGCTAAACAAGTTGATACTGACTTGATTCAGCTTGGTCGAGGTGTTAACGGTGCTACCGTTGGTACTAATGACTATGCTACTGCTGCTGCATCTACTAACGCTTTCATCGGTTCTAACGGTACAACAGTCTATAACAGTTCATCATCTAACGCTGCTGCGTTGACTGATGCTGCTATCAGACGTTCTATCCAGCGACTCGATGATGCTGACGTACCAATGACAGATCGTTGCATCATTGTCCCACCAACAACAAGAAACACTCTTATGGGTCTAGCTAGATTCACTGAGCAAGCTTTTGTTGGTGAAGTTGGCGGAGCAAACACAATCCGTAACGGTATGATTGGTGATCTATACGGTGTAATGGCGTATGTATCAACTAATGCTGATAGCGGTGCTGGAAGCTCTGGCGCTGACCGTATCTGCCTACTTGCACACAAGGATGCTTTTGTTCTTGCTGAGCAGATGGGTGTACGTTCTCAGACCCAGTACAAGCAAGAGTACCTCGGTACATTGTTCACATCAGATATGCTTTACGGTGTAGCTGAGTTGCGTGACGATGCTGCTGTTGCTCTAGCTGTTCCTGCTTAATTAAGTAGGTATCTCCCCAGGCTCATAAGGTCTGGGGAGTTTTATTATTGTCGTTCATCCATTAGGACGGAAGTAGGGAAACCGAAGGAACGCATCTTTCTTTATTGGAGGGTGTTATGACTTGGCAAGACTTCTGCCGTAAGCGTGAATTAAATGATCACAAAAAGCAACAACTACTTAAACTACGACAAAGGAAACACTATGTGGACTAAACCTGAATACACTGAAATGAGATTTGGTTTTGAAGTCACGATGTATATTGCAACTAAGTAAGGACGTATAATGGCTATATTTAGAGGAGCAGGAGGACCAGGAGATGCCACAACAGATGCTGCTAATGAAGCTAGTGTAGCATCTACAAAGGCTGCTGAAGCTGCTGCATCTGCTACTGCTGCTGCGTCCTCTGCCACTTCTGCTGCTACCTCAGCAACTTCTGCCGATGCTGATGCAACGTCAGCTTCTACTTCAGAAACTAATGCTGCTGCATCTGCTTTATCTGCAACTACTTCAGAAACTAACGCAGCTACTTCAGAAACTAATGCAGGGACTTCTGCTGCTAATGCTGCTATTTCTGCTACGGCTGCAGCTACATCCGCAACTAATGCTGCAACATCAGAGACTAACTCTGCTACAAGTGAAGCAAACGCTGCTACATCGGCTGCAACGGCTGCTGCAGAGGCTGCTGCTGCACTAGCTGCTTTTGATAACTTTGATGATAAATACTTAGGTGCTAAGGCATCTGACCCAACACTAGATAATGACGGTGACGCTTTAGTTGCTGGTGCATTATACTTTAACACTACTTCAGGTGTTATGAATGTATACACTGGTTCTGCTTGGGTAGCTGCTTATGTATCTGCTGCTGGTGTTTTACTTCAAGCTAACAACTTATCTGATGTTGCTAGTGCGTTAACGTCAAGAGCTAATCTTGGTTTAACTATAGGTACTGATGTACAAGCACACTCTGCTGTACTAGATGCTACTACTGCATCATACACAACTGCTGAAGAGACTAAGTTAGCTGGTATAGAAGCCAGTGCTGACGTAACAGACGCAACTAATGTAACTGCTGCTGGTGCGTTAATGGATAGTGAAGTTACTAACCTAGCACAAGTTAAAGCATTTGATTCAACAGACTATGCTACTGCTGCTCAAGGTACGTTAGCTGATAGTGCTATACAGCCTGGTGATAGTCCATCATTTGCTAGTTTAACAGTAGACACAGACACACTTGCTGTTGACTCTACAAACAACAGAGTTGGTATTGGTACAACCACTCCCCTTACAAAGTTGGTTACTGTTGGTACGACAATGGCTACTAGTCAAGCCTTTGTTGGAAGTGTCTCTGATACTAGTTATTCTGGTGGAATAATTAATCTCAGCAATTCAAGTAGATCAATAGGTATAACATCTGACCCAACTAATTCAGGTGCAAGTTCAATACTTAATTTTAGTGTTGATGGCTCAGAAAAAATGCGCATTAACTCTAGTGGCAACGTTGGTATTGGTACTACTAATCCTAGTACAGAATTGGATGTTTCAGGTACAGTAAACGCTACATCATTTACAGGTAGTGGTTCATCTTTAAGTGGATTAGTTAGTCAGACATCTGCAACAGGCTCTGCTGAGATGCCAGCAGGTACTACAGCACAACGAGACGTATCTCCTAGTGCTGGTTATTTAAGATTTAATTCTACTGATAGTTCCTTTGAGGGCTACGATGGCTCTGCATGGGGTGCTATTGGTGGTGGAGGAGGAGCTAGTGGTGGAGGTTCTGATGCTATCTTCTACGAAAACGGACAAACTATTACTACAAGTTACTCGATAACAGCAAGTACTAATGCAATGTCTACAGGACCACTAACAGTTAATAGTGGTGTTTCAGTAACAGTTCCTAGCGGATCAAGATGGGTGGTGTTATAAATGTCAATTATATTAAACGGATCATCAGGAATACAGTTTCCTAACTTTATAGAGAACGAACAAAGCATAGACGCTGACTACACTGTTGCAGCAACTAAGAACGCTGCAAGCATAGGTGACATAGAGATTAGTAGTGGCGTTACAGTAACTGTGACAAGCGGTGGAAACTGGGTGATCTTATGAGTACGCTAAGAGTAGACAGCATACAAGACACTGCTGGTGCTGATAATCAAGGCAAGATATTACAAGTTGTGCATAACACTACTCCTGTAGCCAGATATCAAGCTACCGTTACAACGTTTACAGATACTGGTTTTTCAGTAACTATTACGCCTAAATTTGCAAACAGTAAAATTAAAATAAATGTTTCATCAACTGTTTATGCTACTAGTCATTATAATTATTTAGATATTTATAGAAACGGTACAACAAGTTTAAGTGGAGATACTACTAACGGTCTTACAGGAGGTATATCTTATTACACAACATACTGGCAAAACGTATCTGTGTTTGCATTTGATTCTCCAAATACAACTTCTGCGGTTACTTATAATATTTTTGCAAAAACTGTAAGCGGTCAGGTTATTGTTGGCTTTGAAACTAGCACAATTTATCCAAATGCAGTTTATATATCAGCTACGGAGATTGCACAATGATTAACTTAGATGGAGTTGCTGACAAATCAGATGCAATTATATCTTTACGCCCTGACGCACAATGGGCATTGCGTGGTGATGTGCTTGAGTGGTTAGACACAGAGCAAACACAGCCAACTGACGCAGAGATAGATGCTGAGGTTATTAAACTACAAGCTGAATACGATGCTAGGCAGTATGCAAGAGACAGAGCATCTGCTTATCCATCAATGCAAGAACAACTCGACATGCAGTATTGGGATAGTGTGAATGGTACGACTACTTGGAAGGATGCTATTGCTGCTGTTAAGACGGAGAATCCTAAGCCATGAGTACAGTTAAGGTAGACACAATCAAGACCACAGGCAACGTAGAAGTCTATACCTGCAAGGCGTGGGTTAACTTCAATGGCACAGGCACTGTGGCAATCAGAGCATCTGGGAATGTGAGCAGCATTACTGATCACGGTACTGGCGCACAATCAATAAACATGACCAACGCTATGGTAGATTCATCTTACTGTGTTCTTGTAACAGGAAAAGCAACTGGTTCTGTTGATTATCAGACTCCATTAAACTCTATCACTGATTCATCAACATTTCGTATATACACATCAAACGGAACCACGCTCACTGATACAAGTACTGTATGTTGTAGCGTCTTTAGGTAAAACAAATGAGTACACTTAAAACAGGAAAAGTAAAGACAACAACAATAGCTGACGAGTTAGACACAGAGTCTACTGCGGTCACTAATGTGATTAACGGATCTGCAAAGGCATGGGTTAACTTTAATGGTACAGGTACAGTTGCAATTAGTGGATCATTTAACGTAACTAGCATTACTGATAATGGAGCAGGTGATTACACGGTGAACTTTACAAATGCTATGCCAGATGCAAATTATGCTATTTCAGGATCATCAGGAAGTGGAAATAGTTGGGGCAGTTATGATTTTGCTCAACAAGGTGTTGGATCAAATACCGCAGCTGGTTCTTGTCGTTTTAATACTTACGTTTCTCAAACCGCTGGAAAAACCGATGTTAACCAAGCGTGTTTAATAATTCATAGATAAGGAGCAGTAATGGATAAAAGAATTATATATCCCACAGATGACGGAGGAGTTGCAGTCATAGTACCTGCTCCTAATTGTGGATTAACAATAGAACAAATCGCAGAGAAGGATGTACCTACTGGTAAAGAATATCAGATTGTAGATGTAATTGACATTCCTGGTGATAGAACTTTTAGAGATGCTTGGGAGTATTCATAATGCCGATTGTAACAAACTTAACTAAAGCAAAGACTATTGCACATGAGATGCGTAGAGCGAGTCGTGAGGAAGAGTTTAAGCCACACGATGAAGTAATTATGAAGCAGATACCAGGGGCTGATGCTGATGCTGCTGAGACTGCTAGAGTAGCTGTTAGGGCTAAGTACGAAACAGTTCAGACTGACATCGATGCTGCTATCAATGAAACAGAGTTGCTTAATGTTGTGGAGAGTATGTAATGAGTAAAGTTGTTATTCAGGGACACGCTAGTGGGACAGGTGACTTTACCATTGCTGCCCCTAATAGCGACACTGATAGAACTTTGACGTTGCCTGATGCTGGTGGAACTTTAGATCGTCTTGATCGTACTGGTAATGTGTTGCAGGTTGTTCAAACTGTTAAGACAGATACGTTTAGCGTTACTGGAACTACATGGACAGACGTTACTGGGCTAAGTGTAAACATAACTCCATCAAGCTCATCTAATAAAATTTTAATGCTGGCTGACGTATCTGTAGGTACTTCTACCTTTGCTGCTTATATAAAGTTTAAAAGAGATTCTACTGACATTTATCTTCCAGACGTAGCCGGAAGCCGTCCGAGAATTCAAGGTAGAGGTGGTCACTCTCCTGGATCTGGGGATGCTTACGGTTTAAATAAAATTTCTGTTATGTATTTAGATAGTCCGTCAACTACAAGTCAAATTACATACAAGATGCAACTACGCACTTATGCAGCATCAAGTGTTACAAGTTATATAAACAGGACGCATGGAGATAGAGACAACGCAAACTATGATCCACGATCAGTATCATCAGTAACAGTTATGGAGATAGCAGCATGAATCATAAAGCTATTTACGCACTTTACTCTAATGTTGTATCTGTCGATGATACTGCAGGTGCAAAAGATGCTAACGGTAACTCGGTTACTATCGACATGGATGCAGTTAATGCATGGGTTGATCCTGACGCATACAAGTTTAGTAGAGTATCTGAGTATCCAACAATAGGCGATCAACTAGACGCACTGTATCACGCTGGTGTGTTTCCTGATGACATGGCTGCACAGATTCAAGCAGTTAAAGACAAGTATCCAAAAGGTTAATTATGAGTACAATCGCAGTCAATGCAATTACTGATGCCAATGCTGGTAACACAACAAGCATCAATGGAGTCACGCCTAATGCTAATAACGTAGTAGGTAAAAACATAATTATCAACGGTGCGATGCAGATTGCACAGCGTGGTACTAGTAGTAATACAACTGGTTATACGACAGTAGACAGGTTTTCTTCTTTTGCGGCTCAAACAGATGAATTAGCTGTTACTTTAGAGCAATCAACTGATGCTCCTGACGGGTTTAGTAACTCATTTAAATGGACTACCACAACCGCAGAAACTACTATTAATTCTGACGAACATGCAGGTTTTCAAACAAGGCTTGAAGGTCAATCAGTACAACAACTTGCTCATGGCACATCATCAGCAAAAAAAGTAACATTATCTTTTTGGGTTAAATCCTCTGTTACAGGAACATTTGCAATAAGTATATTTAAATCGGATAGTTTTAGAATTATAGGTTCTACTTATGCAATTAATAGCGCAAACTCTTGGGAGAAAAAAACTATTACAATTGATGGGGACACAAGCGGTGCTATTCCAAACGACAATTCAAATGAGTTTCAAATTAATTGGCTTTTAGCTGCTGGTTCTGCCTTAGATTCTACAGACAACACTTCTTGGGGTGCATATACCACTGGCAATTGGGCATATGGGCAAGCACAAGATAGTGTTTTAACAACTACTAATGCAACTTGGCAAATCACAGGAGTTCAGCTAGAGGTTGGTGAGTCAGCTACTGAGTTTGAGCATAGACCGTATGGGACTGAGTTAAGTCTGTGTCAGAGGTATTACTTTAGGACTGCCAGTATTGCAAGTTATCCTACAGTTGCCATTGGATATTTAAATACATCAACACAAGCTAATTTTAGTTTTCAATTTCCAGTTGAAATGAGAGCATCTCCCTCATCTTCTTATAGTGGATGTAGAATTAGATATCAAGGAGGTAGCGGAACTATTTCTGGTATTGCTTCTACATTTGCCAGTTCATCTCACGCAGAGTTAGGAATAACTACAAGTTCAATACCAACAGGTTATCCTGTTGGACTACAAATAAACGGTAATGCTACAAACTTTGTAGCTTTTAGTGCGGAGCTATAAATGTATAAATTATCACCATCGGAAGAAGGAATAACGTTGAGTGTAATTCGTGTAACAGACAATGTTGCTATACCTTTTGACGAAGCAAACAGAGACTATCAAGAATACTTAGAATGGTTAGCAGAAGGCAACACACCTGATCCAGCAGATTAATGAAGAACTTTGATCTAGCTACGTTACTTGCTGGAATCATACCAGTAATGCTCGCAGCAATGTGGTGGGTTATTAGTAATGTCAATGAGTTAAGAGGTGAGATACAACTGTTGCAAGCTAACATGATGATGTTAGTAAGCCCTCAAGGACAGATTATTCCTAGTCCTGGTAATGCTTTTGCAAGACATGAGTTAAAAGAAGAGATATTTCAAAGATTCGCAGACTTACACGTTAGAGTAAAGTTACTGGAGGCTGAAAGTGAAGAAAGACAGTAGACTAGAAAGAGCAGGAGTAGCAGGTTATAACAAACCTAAGCGTACACCTAACCATCCTAAGAAGTCTCATGTTGTTGTGGCTAAAGAAGGTGACAAAGTTAAGACTATAAGGTTTGGTCAGCAAGGTGTATCAGGTGCAGGTAAGTCTCCTAAGACAGCATCAGAGAAAGCTAGACGTAAATCATTCAAAGCTAGACACGCTAAGAATATATCTAAAGGTAAGATGTCAGCAGCATATTGGGCTAATAAGGAGAAGTGGTAATGCCAGCTAAAAAAGGATTATACGCAAACATCCATGCTAAACGTAAACGTATTAAAGCAGGTTCTGGTGAACGTATGAGAAAAGTAGGTAGTCCTGGTTCTCCTACTGCTACAGCGTTTAAGAAAGCTAAACGAACAGTTAAGAAAGCTAAATAATGGAAGATCTAAACCAACAAATAGGTAGGCTAGAAGCACAGGTAGAATCTTTACAGCGTCAGATGGAACAGTTGCGTATAGACGTTCAAGGAATGACTGAAGTAGTAACTAAATGGAAAGGTGCTGGTGTACTGCTACTAATACTAGGTGCTTCTTTTGGGTGGCTAGTAGACCTTATCCTTAATAGATGACTAAAAAGTACTTGACTTTATTGTCAATATGTGCTATAATATCCTTACAAGGATGTACTGCATTAGGATTAGCTAAAGCTGTTTTACCGAGTAAGTCTGGTACTAATGTTAATGCTAATGCTCAGGTAGGTAAAGAGAATACACAGCAGGTAGTAGGTCAACAAGACAACACCAAAATAGAAGGTGAGAATGTTAATGTTAGTCAGAAGGAAAATGACACCAGCATTAACACATCTAAAGTAGATAGCCTAGTGCAAAATAATACTAATGTACCAATGTGGTACTTATTGTTGTTGGTATTAGGGTGGTTACTTCCTAGCCCACAAGAGATATGGAATGGGTTTATCGGATCAATAGAAAGATTAATTCATGGCAAGAACAGTAAGCGTAGCAAAAACACTAGACTCAAGTAGTAGTCCTGCTGCTAATGTAAAGCAAGTATTATTTACTGTACCTGCTAAAAACACAGGACTATGGTTAGTTAAATATATTATTAGTTTAGATGGTAACGAAACACCAAAAGTTTATTGGTATGATTCTTCAGAGAATGAAGAGTATCTTATAGTTGCTGGTAAAAACTTAGGCGTTGGTGAAAGTATTTTACTAGATGGTCAAGCTTCTGTTGCAATGCAAGAGCATGACGAAATACGAATACAAAACTCAGGCACTACTCATGCAGTAACTTACTTATCAACAATAGAATTACAACCAGCACAAGCAACACAATTTCATAACTAATAGGAGATAGATATGCCAGGATATGGATACGGTAAAAAGATGAAACCAATGAAGAAAAAGAAGAAACCAGTAAAGAAAAAGAAGTAATGCCTAATAGCAAGAAAACCAAAAGGTTTAGATAATGAACTACTTAGATTTAGTTAATGACGTACTAATAAGACTTAGAGAAGACGAGGTAACTGCTACAACAGATACTCCGTACTCTAAACTTATCGGTAAGTTTGTTAACGATGCTAAAAGAATAGTAGAAGATTCGTATCAGTGGAATGCTTTGTCTGAAACGTTGACGGTTACTACTGCTAATGATTTGTTTAACTATGTTATGACAGGATCAGGACAACGATTTAAAGTCATTGATGTTATTAATAGTGAGGACAATTTTTTCTTAGAGTATATGCCTTTCAGTCAGATGAATAATTTGTTTCTTAATCAGACACCACAAAAAGGTTCTCCGTACTACTATAACTTTAACGGTGTAGATGCTAATAACGACACTCAAGTGGATATCTTTCCTATTCCTGATGGGGTTTACAATGTGTTCTTTAACATTTATAAACCACAAGAAACTCTGAGTGCTGGAGCAGACGTACTTAAAGTTCCTTCAGAGCCTGTACTTAAATATGCTTACGCTATGGGTGTAGCAGAACGAGGTGAGGATGGTGGGTTAGCTGCACAAGAAGCTACTGCACTAGCTGATGCGTCTTTAGCAGATCATATAGCTATTGAGAACGGCAGATACAGTGACGAATATGTCTGGCATCAAGTCTAATGGCTGGTCGATTACAATCATCAACAATATCAGCACCAGGCTTTCTTGGTATTAATACACAAGAGAGCAGTGTTGATCTTGCATCAGGCTATGCACTAGAAGCATACAACTGTGTCATAGATAAGTTTGGTCGTATTGGTGCTAGACGAGGTTGGCAGAAAGTAAACAGTTCTACTAACTCTGATCTAGTAGCAAACGACATTGAGTTTATTTATAACATACCTGAGACAGATGTAACGCTATGTGCAGGTAATAATTTAATACTATCCAAAGCTAGTGGTGCAAGTACATTAGTTACTGAAGTAAACACAACAGTAGCTGATGCAGCAGGAACAGGTACAACAGCATACAGCATCACAGGTAATGATTGGATGGGTGCTAGTATTGTGTTTGGTGAAGGACCAGATATTAGTCCTCATGCTTACTTAGCACAGGCAGGACACTTACCGTTAGTCTATCACAAACTAGGAGCTAGTCATGCACACACAGGTGCTTATGGTTTTAACTTACTTAGCGATGCTGGCTCAGTACCTACCACCTACGCTTCTCCTAGTGATTTTAAGCCTAATGTAGTTATAGGTGCATACGGTAGAACATGGTGGGCAGACATTGTTAATGATGAACAAACACTTTACTTTAGTGCGTTATTAGATGGTACTAATCTTGCAACAGGTGACTCAGGTTACTTGTCATTAATTGATGTGTTTCCTAACGGAGACGAGATAGTAGGACTAGCAGCACACAACGGTTTCTTAATTATATTTGGTAGAAGAAACATTGCTGTTTACGCTAACCCTATTGATGTTACTCGATTAGAGTTAGTAGATCTAGTAGCTAACGTAGGATGTATTGCTAGAGATAGTATTGTCAATACAGGTACGGATGTTATGTTCTTATCTGACACAGGTGTAAGAAGTATTGCTCGTGTTATTCAAGAAAAGTCAGCACCTATAAACGACATATCGTTTAATGTTAGAGATGACTTAGTATCTTTTGTAGAATCTCAAGGTACTAACACAATAAAGATTAAAGCAGCTTACTATCCTAAAGATGCTTTTTATATTTTAACACTGCCTTTATCTAAGTATGTATTTTGTTTTGATTTGCGAGGTAGACTACAGAATGGTGCAGCAAGGGTTACTATCTGGGATAGCATTGAACCCACCGCCTTACATGTCACTTATACAGGCGATCTTCTTCTAGGTAAAGAAGGTTACTTAGGTAAATACACTGGTCATTTAGATGACACAGAAACCTATAAAATGAAATACTTTACTAATCATTTTGATTTAGGTAGTCCTACAACATTAAAGTTTTTAAAGAAAGGAAACTTTACAGTTGTTGGTGGTATTGGTCAGAACGTAGTTATTAAATATGGATTTGATTATGTTAGTTCTTATCGAGACATAAGAAAAACATTAAAGGCAGGTACTGTTACTGAATACAACATTGATGAATATAGTATCGGTGAGTATACAAACGGTCTTGCATTAGAAGAAGTTAAGTCTAACTTAGCAGGTTCTGGTTCTATTATTCAACTAGGATTTGAAGCAGATATTAATCAGAATCCTTTATCAATACAAAAGATAGATGTTTATGTTAAAGCAGGTAAAACAATTTAAGGAATAAGAATGTCATCGTATAGTAAATCTACAAATTTTACAACTAAAGATGGATTAACTTCTGGAGATCCAGGTAAACTTATTAAAGGATCAGAAGTAGATGCAGAACTTATTGCTGTTGAAGCTGCTGTTAATTCTAAAGCAGATCTTGACGGTCCTACTTTAACTGGAGTACCTTCAGCACCTACAGCTTCTGCAGGAACTAATAGCACACAGATTGCTAGTACAGCTTTTGTAACTACTGCGGTAACAAATGCTACAGGTTCTCTTGGAACTTTATCTACTCAAGACGCTAACGCAGTAGCTATAACAGGAGGTACTCTTACAGGTACTACAGTTAATGGTATTACCGTAGGCTCTAATGGCTCAGGAACTAAAACGATATCAACTGCTAGTCCTAGTGGTGGGTCTAATGGTGATATTTGGTATAAAGTTGCATCATGAGATTATCTGTTAAACATTCAGGTACTATTAAAGATCCTAATGAACTTTATGTTAAGGATGCAGGTACTTGGAAAACAGTTACTAATCTTTATGTGAATGATGCTGGTGTCTGGAAGCAAGTATTCCCACCCACAGGTACTCAAGAATATACTACAGCAGGTACTTACTCATTTGTAGTTCCTCAAGGTATTTTTAGTTTAAGTTTAGATAAGATGTCTGGTGGAGGAGGCGGTGGTCCATCTGGTTATCATTCAGGTGATTGTCATTCAGGTTTTCCTGGACTTTCTGGAGAAGCCTATACAACGGCACAATCTTTTGCTGTAACACCCGGAGAAACACTAACAGTAGTTGTAGGCGCAGGTGGTATAGGTGGTTGTTGCTGGGCGTTTCAAGCACCACAAAGAATAGGTACTGCCGGAACAGCAACACAGATTAAAAGAGGCGCAACTGTTTTATATACAAGATCAGGAGGACCTGCTGTAAGTGGTTACTTTTATAGTGGTTCTGATTTTGTAACACCAGGACAAACTAACGGGACTGGTTACGGAACAGGCGGATATGGCGGTAGCTGTACAGGAAACGGTGGTAATGCTTTAGCTGGAGGGGCTAAGTTATCATGGTAATAATGCCTAAACTCACAGATAAAGAAACAGAAAGCAGACGTAAAGAAATATGTAATTCTTGTGAAAAAAGTAAACTAGGTGTATGCACCAAATGTGGCTGTGTACTTAAATTAAAAGTTAAATTTGAACAGAATGAATGTCCGTTAAATAAATGGTGAAGAGGATAAAGAAATGGGGTTTTTAAAAGACATCGCATCAGTTGCAGCACCTATTGTAGGAGGAATGGTTGGTGGTCCTATGGGAGCGCAGATAGGTTCTGCTATAGGTGGTGCTATATCTGGTAGACAGATGGCTAAGCAAGCAGGGGAGACTGCTGCTCAGTATGATGCTAGGATGCGTCAACTAGGACAGCAAGGTTTCTTCAAACCTGTTGCTATGAAAACTCTTTACGGTCAGTCTGAGTTTAAAGTAGATCCTACTACGGGAGCAGTAACTTCTGCTAGTTACACACCTAGTGAATCCGTACAAGAGCAACAAGGTAGGCTTGGTGTTCTTATGGGTCAAGGATTAACTGCTGCTGAACAAGCTGTACCGTTTGCTCAACAGTATGCTGCACCAGCGCAAGGACTGTTTAGTCTAGGACAGGAATATTTAGCTGATACCCCAGAAGAAGCTAGACAGCGTTATATGCAACAACAGATGGATGCCTTACGTCCTTATGATATTGAAGAAGAACAAAGACTAGCTGCTGGTGTGTTTGGTCGTGGTCGAGGTGGTCTAAGTGTTGGTACTGGTGGTCAACCAGAACTACAAGCACTTGCTGAGGCTCGTAGACGTAGAGACTTACAGTTAGCTGCTGGAGCAGAACAAGCTGCACAGCAACAGATAGGCTTTGGAACACAGCAGTTAGCTAAGGCTGCTGGACTAATGGGAACTGGTTACGATATGATGCAGGGATCACTAGCACCATACCAGAGTTACTTAGCTAACCAAGCAAGACTAGAAGAGCTTGCACAACAACCATTAGAGATGGGTCTTAATGTAGGATCAACAGCTATGACAGGGCAACAGTTCGGTGCTAACATGGGCAAGGCTGGTGCTGGAGTAACTGCTCAACAACAGCTTGCTGCTGCTGAAAGAAAGAACGAAATGATGCAAGGTTTGTTTGAAGGAGATTTACTTACAGATGCAGGTAGCGCAATTAAAACAGGAATTGGTAAGATAGGTGGTTTGTTTAGTGGTGGAGTTCCTGGTTTTGGTGGTGGTAGTTTTGGAGGAGGTCAAGCAGTCCCTTACTCATCAGGTATGTCAACACCTAATCTAGTGTTTGGTCAAAGATCATATTAAGGAATAATTATGGCGAATAGTGTTTTAGATGTTTTTGGACCTACTCCTGAAGAGTTAGAATACCAAAAAAGACAAGAGCAAGAGGAACTTGCAAGACAAGACTACAGAGACAGATTATCTACTGCTGGTCAAGGTCTTGGAATGTTTGCAGGATTAGCTCGTTCAGGAGTAAGACAAGGAGAGCAACTTAGAAAAGCAAGACTATTCGGTGAGTCTCCATCTCCTCAAATGGAAAGAGCTACTGTCATGAAGCAGATCATGGATAAGTATCAAGGACAAGATATGTCTAATCCTAAAGTCTTAGCTCAAATGTCTGGAGAGCTAGGGGAGATGGGTTATCCAAGAGAAGCTATGCAGTTGATGGATCAAGCTAAAACTAAAACAATAGGTATGCAAGAAGCTCAGAGAAAAGCAATACTAGATGATATTGATCTTCAAACAAAGAAAGCAGACTTATTAAAATTACAAAGAGAAGCTGAAGGCGGTGCTGGTGATAAGATGACTGGCAAAATGATTGATGATTTTCTTGGAGAAGCTAAAGTAGCAAAGTCTTATGCTAATCTATCTAGCACATTTGATCCTAAATTTGCAGGATATGGAGTTGATGCTCTAGGTGATCTAAAGAAATTACAAGCAAGAGCAGCACCGATGAGTGAATTTGATAGAGACTTAACTGCTTGGTGGATGAAGTATCAAGAACAAGTAAACGCTGTTAGAAATGATTTGTTTGGTTCAGCCTTGACTGAGACAGAAAAGAATGAATTCTTAAAAGCAATGGTTACTCCAGGAATGGACTCAGAGATTGCTAAACGAAACTTAGAGACTCAAGCTAGAATTCTTAGAGATGCTTACAATACAAAAGTAGATGTTCATAGAAAACAAGGATGGAAAGTGTCTGGTCTTGAAGGACAAGCAGGTGCAGCAGAATCTTCTACAACATCGAGTGGAGATTGGTCTATTGAGGTAATGGAGGAATAATGGCTAAATATAAAGTAACAGCACCAGATGGAAAACAATTAGTTGTTACTGGTCCTGAAGGAGCATCACAAGAAGAGGTGTTAGCTAAAGCTCAAGAGCTATATGCTGCTCAACAAGGACAGTCAACAGCAACAGAGCCAGAAGCTGTTACAGAAGAGCCACAAGAAGATCAAGACCCTTTAACTGCTGGAGAAGTAGCAGAGGGAGCAGTAGAGAGCTTCTTACCTTCTCTTGGTAGAGAAGTGTCTGGAATATGGGAGGCTGTGACTAATCCTATAGATACTGCTTCAACAGTGTTAGATCTTGGTGCTGGTGTTCTACAGAATGTACTTCCTGAAAGCGTAGTTCAACTGATAGGAGAAGATGAAGAAAGTAGAGCGTTAGCTTCTGCTGTTGGAGAATATATAGCTGATCGTTATGGTGGTCTTGAGAACATAAAGAAAACCATAGCCACAGACTCAGCAGGGTTTGCTGCTGATCTAGCTGGATTATTAAGTGGTGGTTCTACTATAGCAGCTAAGATAGCAACTAAATCTTCTAAGTTAGCTAAAGCAGCACCTGCATTAAAGAAGGCAGCAGAGAAAGCCGCATTGATTGATCCAGTAACTCTTACAGCAAAAGTAGGAGCTAAAGGAACAACTAAAGTAGCAGGAAAAGTAGTAGCTCCTGTGGCTGCTCTTACATCTGGTGTAGGTAAGAAGTCTATCGAGCAAGCGTATGAAGCAGGGTTTGAAGGTGGTCAAGCATTAGAAAATTTTAGAGATAATATGAAGGGTGCAGACCCTCAGTTAATACTAGACGATGCTATGTCTAATTTAGAAAAGTTAAGGCAGCAAAAGAACGCAACCTATTTAGAAGGAATGAAGGATTTAAAGGCTTCTGATGTAAAAGTAAGTTATAACAAGATAGACTATGCTCTTAATCAAGCAAAACAAAATGTAGGAAAAATTGATGACACAACATTAAGAGTTATTAGAAAAGTAGAAGCAAAGATTAATCAAGCAAAACAATTTGGGTATAGTTCTCCAGTTCAGATGGATGAATTAAAAAGAGCGATTAACGAAATAAGGATGGAGCAACCTGCTGGAAGTGCCAGACAAACTTTGATAGGAGAGATACAAAATACTGTAAAAGATTCCATTATTAAAGCAGCGCCTGAGTATGGTAAAACTATGGAGCTATACGCAGACGCTTCTGAAAAGATGAAAAAGTTAAAGCAAGTTTTAAGTTTAGGTAAAAATCCTGATACTGCGTTAAGAAAGCTATTGTCTGTTATGAGAGATAACGTACAAACTAACTATGGTAAGAGAGCTACACTGGCAGAAGAGCTAGGAGGATCGTCACTCTTAAACAAAGTAGCAGGGCAAGAGTTGTCATCTATAGTACCTAGAGGTATTACAGGTAGGTTACTAGGTGGAGGTGCTGTTGGCTTTGGTGCTGTAACAGGAGGTGTAGGAGGTCTGTTAACTCCAGGTGCTATTCCAGCATTAGCTGCTGCATCTCCTAGAGTAATCGGAGAAGCTGCACAACTAACAGGACAAGCAAGAAGAGTTACACAAAGAGCAGCACAAGTATTACCATCAGCAACACCAAGTTATTTAGGAATAGCAGGTAGAGACTTAGAAGAGGAAGAAAGATAATGGCTAGTGCATTTGATGATCTGTTAGGTAATTTAGTTAATAAACTAAAAGGTGCAGGAGTAGGTTCTAAAACAGCAGCACAGAAAAGGGCTGAGATAGATTACTTGACTCCTAGCAACATAGCAGCACAAGCTGGTCAAGGAACTGTAAGCGGTCCTGCTGAATTCTATGACATGAGTAGAAGAACAGACTACACATATAAACCAAGAGAATATGACAAGACGATACCTATGAATAGAGGTATGTTGTCTGGTGCTGGTCTAGGTCTTGCTGCACCTGCTACAAGCTATAGCTCTACTCCTACGTCAACTACTGATAGAGGATCTACTGGTAGAGGTATGTACGGTATGGGTACAACTTTATCAGAAGGACCGTTACCTGCTTCTGAAATTAATCCTTTATTCTCAGGAAGTGATATGGATTCAATCATAGAAGCAGGAGGAAGAGCTACAGATAACTCTAGCGTGTTCACAACCACAGACGCACAAACAGGTAAAGAAGTTGTTGTAGATGGTTACGGCAATGCTTTCTTTCTACCACCAAAAACTACTACTAGACCTGGATTTGAGGACGAGAACGGTAACTTGAATCTTCCGGGAATGCTTAGTTATGCTTTTGGTTCTGATGGTAGAGGAGCTTTACTTGATGAAGCAAACCCGGCAGGTGTAGGATATGCTCGTGATTTAGAAGGAAATCCTTTTAGTTTTATGGCTGATGGTATTGGTAATTTGTTAAGTGACTTAGATGCAAAAGCTGATCCTGGTAATGTTAGAGATCAGACTGTAAGAGCGAGAAGGGCTGATAATGCTCGTGATGTTGCAGAAGAAAAAGCCAGCATAGAAAAAAGATTAGTTGAACAAGGAATGGATCAAAAAACTGTAGCTAGTCCACGAGTACAAAGACAGATAGAAGAAGAACAACTTAAACGAAAGCAAGAAAGAGATTTAGCATTATTAAGAACAGGCAACCTTCCTGGCAGAGAAGGAGTAGAAACTACTCTTGATGAAGACATGGACTTAGAGATACAAAGGTTTGCAAATAAAGCACCTAAAAGAGAAGAGAAGGAGCAGGGTATCTTTGATAAGTTAATGAACCTGTTTGTGTCTCCTGTGTATGGTTCAGATACTATAGAAGATGCAGAAACACAATTTGATTCTTTTGGTAATGTTGTTAACGCAAGTACGTCTAGGTTTATCTCTCCTGCTGCTGCTCAATCAGATCAATTGTTTTCAGGTCATCTTAATAGACTTGGAGGTGATAACCCTGAATCCAGAGCAAGACTCACTGATCTAGCAAGTAAGGTAGCTATGATTGAAAGTGATGGGAATATGGGAGCTAAGAATAAGAGTTCTTCTGCTACTGGCTTATATCAGTTTTTAGTAGATGACTCTAAAGGTCAAAGTGCTTTACAAACTGCCGTAAACAGAACTAAGAAATATGTTAAAGCTGACTGGTTAGATGAGGTAGCTAGGACAGGTAAGGTAGAAGACCTAAGCGCAGAAAAACAAACTATTCTTTTCTTTGGTGACATAATGGAAAAAGAAGGTAGCGACCAGTATCTTAAAAAGTTATTAGATCCTAACGCTAGTGAAGAACAAATTAATGATGCTATGATGGATATATATTTAAAACTTCATCACACCGACCCAGACGAAAAGACACTAAAAAGAGCAAAGAAGTTTATTAAGTAATGGAGCAGTTCATCATCAACTTCTGGGAGATCATCTCAGGGCTACTGTTCGTAGTGTTCTTAGCCATAACTTGGAAGGCAGAAATTGGGGCACGCATCTCAGTGTTAGAAGAGAAAGTACGTGCCCTGTTTGATTTAATTAATAATAAGAAAGATTAGATCTCACAAGCTCCTGCTGTACAAGCCAGTGTCTGCGCTCCTTCCACGTTGTCATCAATCTCTATGAGGCTGTTCCACTCAATGCTCTTTGGCATCTTATGAAGGAGTTCTTTATACTCCTCTTCAGTGCATTCCTCATAGGGTGCTTGCTTGTATGTCCCACCATCATACGGCAGGAAGCTAACACCACTGACATCATCGAAGTTCTTCCAGATCCATGAGCCTACCTCAGGCCACTCATGCTCTTCAACAGAGATAGTGACTGACGGCTTATGCTCACACCAATGCTTCTGATACATCAGCCACAACTCTAAGTGTTCAATAGCTGTGATGTCCTCACGCAGTAGCGCACTGTCTGGTGACTTCTTAGGAAAACTAAACACAGTAGTAGACTCTGGTCGTAGCACACAGTCCTCAGACGGTATGCCTTGATCAGTCATGAACGTGGATAGAGGATCTTTCTTATCGCCTCGTACCCTGCGGACATAATACTTACTGTGTCTCGTATGAATCCCAGAGGCAGAGTCAACAAGCTGACTAACAGTGCCAGAAGGCTTAATACAAGTGATGGCAGCAGATACAGGGATATCAAGCTCAGTGGATAGCTGTAAGTTTGTAGCAACCGAAACATCTCTGAGTCTTTCAAGCATTGCCTTAGTCTTGTCACTGGTTTCTCCCATAAGTTTGTTGTCCAGGATACCAGTCAGTGATACACCGAGTAGTCTCTCAGCCTCAGTATTCTTCTGCCATACCTTACGTAGATAAGGGAAGTGAGTCATCGTAGACTGATACGTTCCTAAGATAGTAGCTAGTCTGACCTTGCGTTCTAAGTCTTGCTTGGTATCTGTAGATCTAACTACTACCTCAGACAGGTTACAGAACTGGTAAGGTCTAAGGATAATCTCTGAACAAGGGTTAGTACCGTACTCAAAGTCTGTATCCCTACGTCCGTTCTTCTTAGCAGTAGCAACAGCAGCCTCACGATTAAAGATACCACGCTCACCACTGTGACTGTGATACAAGCTAGTCCACTCGTTTAGGAACTGTCCTACGTCAGGCTTAGTAGCATACACAGCAGAGTTGTTAGCCAACGCACGTTGAGGGTTAGCTTCCCACCACTGACCTACCTTAGCGTGACGCATCTTGTCATCCTCTAAGTCAGACAGTGAGATCATAGCTGAACGTCTAACACCACCCACTACTACAACCTCAGCCACCTTGCACATGATGTCGTGGCACTCTAGTGTGTTTAGCTTACGTCCTGCTGCACCTTTAAACCTAGTGATAACAAACTTAAACAACTCATGTAAAGGTTCTGGTCCACTAGCCCTACCACCAAACGTCTTGAGTCTAGCACCTGCTGGTCTGACCTTGCTTGTGTCCCACTGAGGTATCTCACCAGAGTACAGCAAAGCAATGACCTGACGCAATGACTTAGCCCAACCTTCCTTGCTATCAGGTACAACAATAGTTGTGTCAGAATCAAACAGCTTGTCAGGTATCTCAGGTAGCTTGTCAACGTACTTATGTTCAACACTAAACCCTACACCAGTACCACATAGTAGGATGTACATAGCCTCATCGAACGCTTTAGGATCATCGACAGGCATGTAGCTACAGTTGTATCCTGCTGTGTTGTCCCTATCGAGTGCCTTACCAGCAGCCATGATAGCTCTCATAGAAGGTACAACCTCTAGGTTCTTGATAGCCTCACGCATCTCTGAGTCTGTCTCCATTGGCATGACATGGTTATGCTTAGTCTCCAGATGGTTCTTCATAAAGTCCATGTACCTATCGACTGTCTCAAACCAATCTTCCCTACGTCCTTCTGCTTCTACGAATCTGCAATACCTACTCTTAGCAATGTACTCCTGGTAAAAATCCATCATGTTATTTCCTTCATTAGTTTATCGTAGTTATGTTCAATTAAATCTTCAAACCTGTCTAATATATCTTCAGTCGTAAGATTCAATAATTCTATTATATCCACTTCATCAAATAGATACAACTTTTCTTTTAGCTCATTAATCGTTAAGTTCATATTTATCTTTCTCCATATCTTCATTAGTCATGACAACTAACGCTGCATACCCACCTATGTCATGCCATGAATCATTCAGATAGTAGTTACCGTTGAGTATCCTAGCCATCTTGTTAGCAATCATGTCCAGGCTTTCTCTCATATAAGTAGGCATAGCCTTATAATTAGGAGAGTCTTTGATTATTGACTTTATGTTTTGAGATATGTCACTCACAACACGGTACTGTCCATACTGTCCTTCTCTTGTTGATAATGTCTCATTAATTTCCATATTGGTTCCTTAAATAAGTTATAGATACAGGCATCTCGTCAAAGCTACCGTTGTTTACTTCATTAAACATCCATACACCAGACCAGCTACCATTAGTCTGAGGATTAAGATATTCCTCATCATGTTGGTAAAAGATACCAGCAAATAGACCAGTGATCCTAGAGCCGTCAGCTTTTTTACTAAACGCTATAGCTCTGTCTTGGACATGACCCATAATACAACTCATATGCTTCTTCTGCAATAGCAGACTAGGGTTGCTTACTGGTCTACCCATAACACCAGAAGTAAAGTAATGGCTATAAGCTATACCATTGATGACAGCTACATCAAGAAAGTTATGTACTTCCCAGTTATACTTCTTTAAGTTAAAGTCGTTGTAACCGATCAGTCCTTCTAACTTTCTATCTGACTCAATAGCTCTCTCAATACGTTGCTCATGATTACCAATTAAGAAAACCTTCTTAGGCTTCCATACTTTCTTCTTGTTATCTCTCTGCCTCCTCTGCTCACTTATTATTGGTTTCATAAATGTATCCATAGCTTTGTTACCTGCCTGGATATCATCATTGTAAGTCCTACCTTCAAAAGACTTCTTACCTATGTCGTATACACTAAGACTAGGCATATCCCAGTGATCGCCCAGATGGACAATAACATCAGGCTTAGTCTTAGCAGCATACTTACCAGCCCATTCTAAATGCTCAAATGAATGACCTGGTTTACACTGTGTATCAGGAATTATCAAATGTCTCATTGGTTCCTTTCAGTAATTTAACATAATACTCAGCATCGATAACAGCAAGAGGTTTAGAATGATTCTGCTTAATAATAACCACAGGCTCTCTACCTTCAGGGCAATTATCAGCAGCTTGAGAATAAAAAGCATAAACAGCTATAGACTCTCTTGATTTACATTCAATAGATATACCTAACTGATCTCCTACTTCTTGAGAGAACAGTATGTCCTCTCCACCGGCTCCCATACTTGTAGATCTTACATCGGACCTGGAAAACGAGAATTGCTCAATGAGCCGATCTCTAAACCATTGCTGGAGCTTTCTACCTTT